ACATAGATATGGGGCATTTGATTAACTATCCCCACCCACACCACCACTTATAAACCCAAACTGGACCCAAACTAAACCCAAATAAGAATAAGAATATACCCAAAATAAGCATATATTAGCCATATATTCGCATAATAAGCATATATTAACCATATACCACCATTTACCAAGCTCTAAGACCAATAGAATCAATACTAAGTGCGAGATGCCCCATTAGGAGATAACCATAACAAGAAATAAGATATAGATATAATAAACAGGTAATAAGCAGTTAGGGGGGAGGATAGGGGCAGTCAACGTGGCGAGGATATCTATTATATAGCCCAACTACACATTCTTAAAAATAGGACTTATAACATGTATGAATCTAAAAGATTTTCAAGTTAAAATGGAAGAATTGGGAGAGATGATTAAGAAAGGGTATCTAATAGAGAACTATACCCTTGGCGAAAAGAAGATTATCCTAACTCCTAAACAACAGAAATTTATTAGTTCTCAGAAGGATATGTGTCTAACCTATGGCGGATTTGGTTCAGGAAAAACTGTATCTCTAAATATTAAGATGATTCTAATGTGTCTCTGCTTTCCAAATAATACTGTCTTATTGGGTAGAAAAAACTTATCTGACTTGGGTAAAAGTGTTTTAGACGACTTATGGGGTTTAATGGATAAAAGATGGTATCACCATCGAGTAAAAGATGGAATTATACAATTTTTTAATGGTTCTAGAATTATTATGTTTGGCTTGGACTCACTTCAAGATGGTGGTTTGGCAGAGATTAAAAAGGCACAACAGAAACTTAAAGGATTAAATTTAGGAGCATATTTTATAGACCAATTAGAAGAAGTAGAGGAAGATGTGGTTACTGTCCTTAATACTCGTTTGAGAAAGGCGGAATCTCCTTGGAGACAAGGTAATGCCACCACAAATCCTGCTAATTTCTGGGCTTATAGTAAATATAATGAAAATGGAGGTATAGATGTGGCAAATGGTGAAGAAGGTATATATGAAGATGAATTTTTATTTTTAATCAGAAGCACAGTATATGATATTAAGGAGCATATAAAAGATGATTATATTCCTCGTCTCTTAAGACAACACGGGGGTAATGAAAATTATAGAAAAAGATATGTTGAGGGTCTATGGACACCTGATATAATGACTGAAAAAGCAGTATTTGCTGGAGAACATATAGATAAATTTAAGGAAAAGAAGTTTATAAGTGAAGAAGGGTGTGAAATATACGAACCATATAACGAAAGATTGATTTATCAGATTGGTGTTGACCCCTCTGAAGGCGTAGTTGACCCATCATCTATCTCGGTAGTTAATTCTAACGGAGAAAAGGTGGCTAAATTCAACGCCAAGATACCAATTTCTGCCCTTGGAGAGAAAGTTAAGTTTTTATATTACAAATATGGGAAACCATTGATAATTCCAGAGGCTAATGCCAGTGGACAAGCCCTATTATTACAAATTAGAGACCTAAAAGTATTTGAAAGGAAGGTATATGACGAGAAATTTGATAAGGATACCTCAAAATTAGGTTGGAAAACCTCATATCAGTCCAAACAATCACTTATTTCCAACTTTCAGGAACTTTTAAGGATAGATTTTCCTAAAATATACGATAAAAAAACAATAAATGAGTTCAGAACCTTTGTTTGGTCAGATAGTGCCACTCAAAAAGGTGCAGGAGCACAAAGAAATTTCCACGATGATGATGTTATGAGCACATTATTAGCCTTCTGGAAGTTAAATCCTGCTATTATAGAAAAAAGAAATCGGAGATTAGTATCTCAAGTCAGAAAAGTTAAAACATTTCAATATTTTTAAGATGCCTTATAAATTGGTTAAAAAAACAATTTTCACAAAAGCAACTGGTCAGTGGAAAAAGAAACAAACTTGTAAAAGTGTCGCTTCAGCCAAAAGAGCCCTAAAACTGCTCCGAGGATTAGAACACGACACGATTAAAAAATGATTAAAACAATAAATAAAGAGATAAATGAATTTGAGAATAAGTCAATTAAAATAGTTGATGGTTTTGACTCCAACCAACAAAATATCCTTAATAGAATTTATCTTTACTACAACTCAAAATACGAATCAGGAGATATAGATTCACAAGGGGATAAGAAATATTTTTACAATATTGGTAGAGTTCCTTGTAATATCGGCACAAAAGCAATAGATTTTGATACCAAACATATCAGATTGCAAACTGCATCAGGTGGGAGCCCAATAAAGACGTGGTTTTTCGAAAGAGACTTAAAGTTCTGGATGAAAGACCAGAAATTTGGTAAAACACTTAATAGAATATTTCAGGAATTACCTATATTTGGTTCTGTTGTATTAAAAATAATAGATGGAAAAACTTACTTTGTAGATTTAAGAAACTTCATTGTTGAACAGGATGCTGACGATTTAAGTAAAGCAAATTATATTATTGAAACTCATAACTATACTCCTGTCGAGTTTAGAAGAATTGCCAAAGAAAGTAAATGGGATAACATTGATGAAACGATTGATGCTTTCAGGGAAATGGAGAATGAACAATTTATTAAGGTTTATGAAAGATATGGCGAAGTAGAAGAGGATAAAAAAGGAAACAAGTCTTATGCCTATAAAAGGGTAATTCTGGCAGATGTAGGAAAAGACATTGGAGAAGGAGATAAAACAATTTTCCATAGTGGAATAATTTTAAACGAAGAGAAAATTAAAACTCATCCTTATAGGGAGTTTCACTGGGAAAAGATACCTGGAAGATGGTTAGGAGTGGGAAGAATTGAAGTTTTATTTGACCCTCAGATTAGAGTAAATGAAATATCTAACCAAGAAGTTAAATCGTCTTACTGGGCAACCCTACGATTATGGCAAACAAGAGATGAAGGAGTTAATAGAAATCTTCTAACAGATGTGGATAACGGAGCAATTTTAAATGTAGAATCTGAAATTACTCAGGTTGATATGGCAGATAGAAATTTGGCTTATTATTCCCAAGAAATAAACAGATGGCTTGGCAATAGAGATGAACTAACTTTCTCACACGACCCTATTAAGGGAGAAAGAGGACCATCTGGAACTACACTCGGAGCAATACAGATTGCCACTGCCCAAGCAGGCTCATACTTTGACCAAGTGCAGGAAAATGTAGCAATGGCTGTCAAGGACATGTTATATGAAGTAACTATTCCAGGATTTAAGAAAAAGAACAATACCGAACACATATTAAGAATAGCAGGAGAGGATTTAGATGAACTTAATGCTTTGATTATAGATGTTAGAAATAGAGGAAACTTTATTAGTTATGTAGCCAGAACAGGAAAAATACCAAGTTCTTCTGAGTATGAAATATTAAAAACCATAACTAAGGAAAATGTTAAAAAAGGAAAAGAGAAGTCAGTTACTATTCCCAAGGGATTTTACGAAGATATTAAATACAAAATTGACATTGATATTGTAGGAGAAGCAATGGATGTGAGACTTAAATCAGCAAATCTATTTGCTATCTTACAGGCAATAACAGCAGACCCAACAATGCTTCAAGACCCAACCAAGAGAAAAATGTTGTTTACTATTATGGAAGCAGGGGGAATAAGCCCGATTGATTTTCAAGGAATGCCAGAACAGCCACAACAGCCACAACAGATGCTACAAGCACCACAAAAGGGTGCTGGTGGAGGAGTAAGTAGACCAAATATTCCTAATTTACCTGTTGGGGGAACTCAACAAACAACATTATGAGTTCATTGGGGAAACATTGGCACGTATCAGAAGAAGTAAAAAGGAAACATAGTTTAGCGATGAAAGGGGTTATTCCTTGGATTAAGGGAAAACACCATTCGGAAAAAACTAAAGAAAAAATGAGTGAATCCCAAAAAGGGAAAATAGTATCAGAAGAAACTCGGATTAAGTTAAGTAAAATAAGTAAAGGAAAGAAATTATCTGAGGAAACTAAAGAAAAGATAAGAGATTATCAAGTAAAGAAATGGGAAGGAGTTGAAAGAAAAAAGTATAAAAGATATATACACCTTACAAATACCTATGAGTATAGAGAATGGCGGTCAAATGTATTTCAGAGAGATAATTGGACTTGCCAAACTTGTGGTATGAGGAGTAAAGCGGGAGAACCAATTTATTTAGAAGCCCATCATATTAAATCTTGGGCTAAATATCCAAAATTAAGATATGAAATAAATAACGGAATTACTCTTTGTAGGGAGTGTCATAAATTAACTAGAAAAATATGCTTACAAAAGAAGACAGATTCAAATATTTAGAAAAGTTGTCTCAATCAAATGAAGGAGAAGCCCTAAGGGAACACTTTGATGAATTGATTAAGAAACTGACTGATGCCAGAAATTATAAGAGTGAAGATTTTGAAATGGAAGGTAAAAGTTCCATTAAGGCTGCTGCATTATTAAAAAAGATAATGACAGATTTGGGATTACTTAAGAAAACAAAACCAATTAAAGGAAAAGATACATACAATTAGGTCGTTGAGCACCAAAGCTCGTAAAAAAACGAAATTAACACTAAAGTTATAAACATGAACAATGAAGAGGAGTTGGAGACTCCTGAAACTCCAGAGGAAGAAAATCCTGAGGAAACTAAGGAAACCGAAGAGGTGACCAAAGAACCTAAAACATCAAAGGTAGAAAAGCCAGAACAATCAAAAGAATTGCAATCGGCTCTCGCCCAGAAAGAACACTTTAGAAAGAAATATGAGGAATCTCAAAAAGAATTAGGGAAACCTAAATCTAACATTTCCACAGCTGACCCTATGGAAGTGGTTCATCTTACAAAAGCCCTTGAAGGCTTCAACGAAGATGAAGTTGAGTTCATTACTCGTAATGCGTCCGAAAAGTCCATACAGGGCACAATAGACGCTTCTAAGGACGACTGGGTAAAGACTGCAATTCAGGCAAGGAGAGAAAAGGTCGAAAGTGAAAATAAAATACCCGAACCGACTACCCGAACTACTACTTATAATAAAACTCCTATTTCAGAAATGAAAGGAAATGAATTAGAATCAAACTTTGGAGAAGTGATTAAAAAGGTTTTAAGAAACGGAAAGGAGAGAAGATAGTTTTGGGATAAGTTCGAGATAAGAAAATGACTGGAACAGATACTTATAATTATACAGATTTACAGCATGTTATACCTGAAATCTGGAGTAAGAAAGTTAATGAGTTATTTAAGGCAAAGTTAATTGTAGCTCCTTTGGTATTAGACTTGTCAAGCGATGTTGCTAACGGTGGAAAAACCGTTCATATTCCTGACTTGTATTCAAATATCTTTACAGCTAGTGATAAAGAAAATGCTTCTGAAGTAACCCTTCAAAGCCCTGCCACAGAAAATGACGATTTAACTGTAGATACTTGGAAAGAAGTAAGTTTCTTAATCGAAGACAAAGAAGCTTTACAGGTCTTAAGAAGTTATGGAATGCAGAAAAGATATATGGATATGGCTGCTTATACTATTGCTAAGGCGTACGATACTGCAACTTTAGCACTTTATTCAGGTCTTACTAATTCTGTCGGAGCTTCTAATACTGACATAGCTGATTCTGACATCAGACAAGCTATTCAGTACTTAGATGAAAACGATATTCCCGCAGAAGATAGAGCGTTTATTTTTCATCCTACCGTCCTATGGGGGCAAGTGATGGGAATCGACAAATACACCGAAGCTTATAAAGCTGGTGGAGAAGGTTCTATCAGAAACGGAGAATTAGGAAGATTATACGGAATTCCTGTACTTCAGACGACTCAGATTCCTTACGAGACTAATGATTACCATAATATGTTAGTCCAAAAGGAGGCATTTGCTACTGCTAAACTCCAAGATATTAGAACTCAAGCTAATTATATTCCTGAAAACTTAGGAACATTAATTACTTGTGATATAATATACGGAACATTACTTAACAGAGCTCTTGCTGGTGTTGAAATAACATCTGGTTCGTAGACTTACTTTCTGCCCCCTACTAAGTAGGAGGTAGAAGCAAGTTTATGAAAATACAAATTAAAACAAGGAAAATAAAACCAAAAATAAGTGTTAAAATTACAAAAAGAGAACACACTTTCTTGGATACCAAAACAGGAAAGCCAATTAAAGAAACCTAAACTATTTTGGATTGGTGGATTATATGGTGCTTGTTATTATTATAGGGCATATCTACCGATGAAATACATAACCAAATTGGATTGTGATGGAGACGTAGATTTAAGAAAACATAATAAGAAAGAGAATGTAGAGAAACTTACTAGGGAATTATTAGATGCAGATATAGTTGTTTTTCAAAGACCTTATGATATAGATAGAATTAAGTTAATGCAAACCTTAAAGTTAAAAGGTAAAAAAATAGTTTTTGAAAATGATGATACTTTCGAAATTGATATTGGTAATCCTGCTTACGATGTTTATTCCTATGACGATAAAGAGAAATCTAAAAAAGCTTTAGAGTTTTGTCAGAAAGGTATAAAATTTGGGTTAAAGTTTAGCGATTTAGCAATTACTACTACTGACTTTTTGGCTCAAGAATACAAGAAAAAAACAGATTATAAAAAAGTAGAAGTAATCCCAAACTATATTGATGTTGATTATTGGGTTAAACCTAAAGAAAATAAATCCAAAGAGATAAGGATAGGATTAACTGGTTCAGTTATCTATAAGGAGAATATGATTGACTTTTTAGAGGTTTTAGACGAGATAGTAAAAATCCCAAATGTAAAACTTGTTATTCAAGGATTTCAGAGTGAAAAGATATTGAAGAATAATCCCTTAATAAAAGAAAAAATGAGTCCCCATATGGACCTCTTTAAAAGATATAAATGTGAGATTGTTCCTCATAGTTTAGTTCTTGATTATCCAAAAGTATTAGCAGACCTAAAACTTGATTTGGCTTTAATTCCCAGAAAAGATAATCACTTCAATCGCTGTAAATCAAATATTAAATATTTAGAATTGTCAATGTTAAAGATTCCTGTAGTTGCTCAAGGATTTTTAGATGATAATTCTCCTTATCAGAAAGATATTAAAGATGGAGAAAATGGGTTTATAGCAATAAACAATAAGGAGTGGATAGAAAAGATTAAATTACTTATTGAAAACAAAAAATTAAGAAAAGAAATTGGAGAAAATGCCTATCAATATGTTATCAATAATTATGATATTAAAAAACATTA